CCATTCCATAACATTTATGGTAATGGGGATTATCTTTTACAAAACTTATAAGCCGTTCGGTTGCCTCGGATAGTAGGTCAAGGTTTTCTATTTTTCCCAAATTCAGATCCTCTACACTTTATAAATATCTACGACTTCCCCAATGGTTCGGATGTCGTCATTTTCTGTTAGATGGATTTCTTCATAGCTATTATTTAGACTTTGCAAGTACCAGCGTCCATCATAATCTCTCTTAAGTTTTTTAACAAAGTTTTTCCCGTTTACCTGGAAGATACCGATTGAGTTGACATCAATTTGACTAGCTACTCTGATAAATAATAGATCATTATCTTCTATAAGTGGCTCCATTGAGTCGCCAGCTACTTTAGCAATAGTGTCATACTCGTTAGGAACATCATTGGCTCTCAGTCTTACCTCCATGTGGAGATTGTCCTCTTGGAAAGTCCCATTTCCAGCAGCTACCAAGCCCTCTACATAATCAGTAATGTAGTCTTCGTCCTCTTGAGGCTTATCAAACATAGAAATAATATTAGAGTTCTCTTGCTCCTCAAGTTGCTCCTTAGCATAATTAAGGACTTTCTCCTGCCTTTGCTCTTCTAGTTTGTTGTAGATCGGCAAGATTTTAGCCTCATTGCCGTTGAAATAATCTAAAGGTACGTCGAAATAATCAGCAAGGACTCTGACTGATGAAAGCCTTGGCTCTTCTTTGTCATTTTCCCATTTAGAAATTTTCCCTTTATTAAAGTTCATAGTATCAGGATACCTATTATTTAAGTTATTAGCTAACTCATCAAGAGTTAAGTTATGTTTCTTTCTAAGTTCTCTGATTTTGTTTCCAATCATTTTTCCACTTCCTCATTTCTTAATAATCATTATACTATAAAAGTTTCGTTTTCGCAAACATTTTTTAAAAAAACAAAAAAAGTTGTTGACAACGAAACAAAGTTGGTATATACTAGAACCATAAAACAAAGTTGCGAAAACGACAACTTGGAAAGGAGAGGCCTATGAGCGGTGTAATGGTGCTAGATAAGCCGTATCTAAATTTAAAAAGCATTATTGTTTCAAAAGGAATGAAACAAAAAGAAATTGCTGAACAGTTGGATATGGATAAGTCAACTTTTAACATGAAAGTCAATCGTTACCGTGGACGTGATTTCACATTTTCGGAAGCTAGCAAACTTTCAAAACTACTAGACATCAAAATGGAGGATTTCTAGTATTTTTTTAGAAAAAAAGTTGCGAAAACAACAACATAAGAAAGGAGCAACCATGAACGAACTCATCAACGTAACCCTGAATGACAATCAGGAGCCAGTAGTGTCAGGAAGACAACTACATGAGGCGCTGGGTGTTAATTCAAGATATACAACATGGTTTGACCGTATGAAGGAATACGGATTTACAGAAGGTCAGGACTTTCTCCCAAATTTGGGAAAAAGTACAGGAGGGCGACAAGCTACTGACCACATCATCAAGCTAGACATGGCCAAAGAAATTGCTATGATCCAGCGAACGGAGCGAGGCAAGCAAGTCCGACAATACTTTATACAAGTAGAGAAAGACTTTAATAGCCCTGAGAAAATCATGGCAAGAGCTTTACTCATGGCTGATCAGAAAGTCCACAAGCTGGAGGCTCAGATTGAGGCTGACCGTCCTAAAGTGCTATTTGCCGACGCAGTCAGTGCTAGTCACACATCTATCTTGGTTGGAGACCTAGCTAAGCTCATCAGTCAGAATGGTTTCAAAATTGGAGCAAATCGCTTGTTTAGCTGGCTACGTGACAACGGTTATCTTATCAAGAAACGTGGAGCTAGTTGGAACATGCCTACGCAAAAATCAATGGAGTTAGGTTTGTTTGAAATCAAAGAAACTAACATCCAGCACGCAGACGGTCATATCAGTATCAATAAGACTAGTAAGGTCACTGGCAAGGGCCAACAGTACTTTATAAACAAGTTCCTTAATCAGGAATACCTAACAGGTTAGAAAGGAGTACTCATGAAGCAATTAAAACTAAGCATCAAACCAAAACAAGAACCAAACGATGGTCAATGTTTAAGATCTTCGGGATATTCAGTAAAAATCAATGACTGGGAACTTGGTCGTGGCGTTACTGACTTTAAATTGGAAATGTCAGCAGACAAAAAACCAAAAGCCACCGTCACATTTACACCAGACATTATTGATGTAGATGAGATGATGGCAGTTGTAATGGTTCAAACATCACTGTCTGAACTCAATGAATAGACCGCTGAAATCTTCCTTTAGTAAACCAGTGATTTGGCCAGATGAAATCAGTTGCTTGGCGGTATCTTTGAAATCATCTTCCTCAAATTCTGGAGCGTGGAAGTCGTGCCCTGTACCTACTGGGATAGATGGCTCAAGCGCAGCAAACTCAAGAATTTTATCAGCTAGAGTTTGATTAAAACTCATTACTTATCCTCCTTTCGTTTAGGATAAGTCAATTATAACAAAAAAGCCCCTCTGGAACGGCAATTCCATTGAGGGACTTAGTAAAACATTTACGAGGTAATTATATCATGAAAACAGTAAAAAAGGAATGGGAGCCACGAATTGTAAACATCATGGCAGATGGCTCTCAAGTTGACGATCTGACAGGATATGTCATCCCTGCTGGTCATTCGTACTATGACATTATTTTAGGAATGCACAAGCGAGAGTTACAGAAAGGGGCTTAAATATGAGGTATGCAGTATATTCTAAGAAATACTCACGAAAATTACACATCTATCAATAACACTTTCACTCAAGATAAGCAACTGAAACCAGCTACAATAGGGATTTTGGCAGTCATACTGACTAATAAGTCTGATTGGGTTGTGTATCCTGACGAGATTGCACGACGTCTAGGAATAAGCAGGCGCACCGTAGATGAGCACTTTAAGCTTTTAGAGAAAGCAGGCTATCTCAGAGTATACCGCTTAGGGCTAGGCAGAGGTAAAGGCGTCACAGTACATAGATTTTTTCAGACATGCCTATTTCAGATGATTACTTTGAGTATCTAAAAACTAATCTTGAGAAAGAGTTATCCACAGATGACGAAGCTTAAAAAATACAGTTGGAAAAAATTGCCATGTGTAAAATTGCCATGTGTAAAATTGCCCTCTAATAAATACTAACTATACAACAAGTACTAACTATACAATAATCTAAGCCTGACGGCACTAACTTAGTAATAACTACTAACTTACAACAAACTACTACTAATCTAAATAAAGAAAAGGATAACTGAGTTATCCACAGGAGAAAAATAATGATTGACAAAGACCAAATTATCAAAGCGCAACAAGAAAAAATTGAACGCATTGAACAGCTACAAAAGGAATTACATAAATTATCCTTGGGTGGATTGTTTATTTTGAATATCTTAGGGGTAGATGATGAACTAGAAAGCTCACTAAAGGCTATCCATGATGTCTCACATATCATCAAGGATGTATTGGATGGAATGAGCCCTCAAGAGGCTATTGAGAAAAACTTGACAGAAGATGATAAGGAGGAAGAATAATGTTAGCAAAACTAAAAGAATTTTTTGGACTAGATGATCTTTGGGCTGACGGCCAATCAAAATCAAACAGCAATCTAATTGATGTCAGAACCCTCCAAGCCGAAAACAAACGGCTTAAAGACATCATCAAGCAACAAAACGACCTACTAAAAGAGCTCTCTGAGGAAAACATGGAGCTTGGACGTAGTCGCAGACAGTACGCTGACACAGTCGCAATGCAACAGCGCCTAATTGATGTCTATCAAGACATGGCAGGGTAGGAGGTAGCACATGGACAGAGGACTATTTGGCACCTTTGACTATGATCGTGACTACTTGCAACCTCCTGAACCCAGAGAAGAACGTGACCCAGCTGATTGGATTTTCAGCGCTGGTCAATGGATCTATGTAGGAGATTGTTAGCCTATGAATAGAGAGTACTATGAGGACAATGCCCACTGGAGAAAGAGGCAGTTAGAGACTTGTTACGAGTTGGGCGTTATTATTAACGAGCAACAGGACAAAATAGTCTCACTTATGAACGAAAACAACCGCTTAAAGCGTGAAAATTGGAACTTAAAACACAACAGAGGTAGAAGAAAATGACTAATAATCAATTATCAACACAACAGGCTAAACGTGACATTTCTGTCAATGCCCTTGACTGGACATTTGAAGACATCAAACGTTACTTTGATCCTCAGAATTTACTTACTGAGAAACAGGTGGGACAAGCTTTGTCACTTATCAAAGGGCGTAACCTAAACCCTCTAGCCAACGAGGTCTACATTGTAGCCTATAAAAACCGCAATGGGGGGACAGAGTTCAGTTTGATTGTCTCTAAAGAGGCTTTCTTGAAACGTGCAGCCCAGAGTAAAAACTATGAGGGCTTTGAGGCTGGCGTGGTTGCTGTAGATAAAGATGGCGTTATGCACGAACGCAAAGGGGCTCTTATGCTACCAGGTGATACTTTGGTAGGCGGTTGGGCTAGAGTCTATCGTAAAAATTTCAAAGTACCTGTAGAAATTCAGGTATCTCTTGAAGAATACAACAAGAAACAAAGCACCTGGAACAGCATGCCAGCTACTATGATCAGAAAAACAGCCCTAGTAAACGCTCTTAGAGAGGCTTTCCCTGAGGACTTGGGGAACATGTACACAGAGGATGACGGCGGAGAGACATTTGACCGTATCAAAGACGTCACACCTCAAGAGAGCCGTGAGGATGTAATTGCACGCAAGATGGCTCAGATTGAGCAATTTAACAAAGAGCAAGCCCACACAGTTCCTGAACCTACTCAAAATGAGGAGCCAATCCAGGGCGAGTTGCTAGGCAGTGAACTTGAATATTAGGAGGACAACATGCAAGAATTACAGGTAAAAGTAACACAGGCACAGGTTGAAATCATTGACCGTGAGAAATTTGAGCAGAATATCAATGAGGTTGTAGCCAAGTATCAAAATTACACGGTTACAGCTGCAACCATCAAGGACGACAAGCAGACACTTGCCGATCTACGAAAATTAGACAAGCAGGTTTCTGATGAACGGATCAGGAATAAGAAAGTCTTATCTGAACAAGCTGACAAGTTTGACGAGTATGTCAAGAATGCCATTCAGCCTCTAAAAGACATCATCACTAAAATTGCTAGTGATGTCAAAGAGTTTGAAGAACATCAAAAGGCTGTCCGAATTGACACAGTCAAAGGCTATCTAGCCAACAAATCGGCTGAGTACATGCTGGACCCTCGTCTCTTTGATGAAAAGGCTCTTGAGTATGTCAAGGCTGGCGATTTCATGGCTGACGGTGTGACGCTTAAAAAAGCCACTATGAAGTCACTTGATGACATGGTCACATTTGAGTATCAGAAACAGCAAGAATTTGAAAAGGCTAAGTCAGCTATTTCAGGGTTATGTGCTGAGTACGGCATGACTGATTCACCTTACATTAGACAGCTGAAAGACTTGACTCTTGCTGAAGTCTTTGAACAAATTAAAGCTGATTATGAGTTTGAAAAACAAAAGGAAGCACTCAGGCAGGCTCAAGAACGAGCTAATCAGGAGCTTTTATCAGCTCAACAAACTAAACAGCAGGAACAGGCTCCAAAATCAACCGAGACCCCAAATTTTGACCCAGAAACAGGCGAAATTTTGGACGGTGGACAAATCCCCCAAAATGAGCAGAACACTCTCAGAGGGGCTGAAAACAACCTAAAACGATATACCCAAAAAATGACTTTAGAGGTGTATTTTGTAGACACAGCCGAAAAAGACCGTTTCAAGGCTGGTCTAAGTCAACTCGGATTTGATTTTAAAAAGAACTATCAAGTCAGCGGTTATCAACGTATTGAGCCATTGACTCAGGCTGAACTCAATGAGCAATGTGGGTGGTAATTATGGACATCAGAAAAGTATCTGACAGCGTAGCCATCTACTCAGACGGCAAGAGATTGCAGGTTATCCACAACCTGGGGGATGAGTTTATCTTAGATTTTGAAATTAAAAATTACAAAACTATAAATATTGACGACTTGAGCCCTCGCATTGGGAGTGAGATTACTCCAATTTTTAAAGTGAGCGGGTACTGCTCACGACGTGGAGAAGACACCCAACGCTTAAAATGGGCTATCCGTCAATTTGAGGACTTTGATGAGTACCTAAACGCCCATCACAGCGAACTGGTAGAGTGGTGGCACAATCCAGGAGAGGAAAGAAAAGAAAATGAATGATTTTATCAAAGAGATTGGAATGGCTATCCTATGGATGTTTTTAGGCTATCTCTTGGGAGAGCGTAGCGCTAGAGAGGACAAAACAGATGATCAATAACGTCACATTGGTTGGGAGGCTTGTAGCGCCTCCTGATCTACGAAAAACGCCTAACAATGTATCTAGCTTGCAGGGTACACTTGCGGTCAATCGCAATTTCAAGAACGAAAATGGAGACCGTGAGGCTGATTTTATCAATTTCCAAGCGTGGAGAGGTACAGCTGACATCATTGCTCAGTATTGCAGCAAGGGCTCACTTATTGGGATCATTGGACGCATACAAGTTAGGAGTTACGAGAAAGACGGTCAGCGCAGATATGTGACCGAGGTAGTCGCTGAGAGCGTCGCTCTGCTAGAAAGTCGCAACAGTCAGCACGGACAAGGGCAAGGCAACAGTTTCCAAAATGGAAATAGCTCACCTTTTGCCGATCCTAACCCATTTGATCTACCAGATGACGGCTTGCCGTTTTAGGAGGTATCGATGTCAGATAAAAAAATGACCGTTTGGGCATTGTTTGACAGCGGGAATGGTAGCTATACAAAAGGCGTGAAAGCTCTGAATAGTTCGGGGGGGGCGAATATTGACATCTATCCAATCGGAATAGACATAGAAAACAAGAACGATCATTTTATAAATCTGGACCTTGCAGATTACAAGCGCTTATTTGGAGATAGCACGCTTTTTGATACGCTTGACAAGTTGCCAAAACCTGATTTGATAATAGCTAGCCCACCATGTGAAAGCTGGAGTAATGCTAGTGCTATGTGCGAGGGTAACGCTTGCTGGAAACAAGAAGACCTCTCAGATAGCCTCTTTGCTCCACAAAGGGAGCCTAGCATGTTTACGATTAGGAACGCCTCTGACTACGAGAAAGCCTATATAAATTATCAGTATGACCGTCAATTTATGAAAAGGGTAAATGGGGAGCTTTGCGCTTTCAATACCATTGAGATCATCAAGCGGTATAACCCTAAATATTTCATCATAGAGAACCCAGCAAGTGGGCGCTTGTGGAAATATATTGAGGATGTCATGGATTTCAAGCTCCCACATCTCAATCTCACACGCTACAACAATTATGACTACCCTTTGCAGAAACCTACAAAGTTTGCTAGTAATCTTGATTTGGGTCTTAAAAATGACATTATCATGCCAGAAATTGAGTGGGGAAAATTTTCTAAGTCATACAACGAACGGTCAAACATTCCACAAAACCTAGTAATAGAGATTTTTACTAAGGTTTACAATGAATTTTTACAGGAGAAACAACATGATAACTAAAATCAATGTCCCAAAAACATCAATCGTAATCGAGATTGAAAATAAAGAAATCAAAATTGAGAATATGATTGGCTATGATATGAAGATGGTTTTTAGAAACCAGGACGCAGAGCCGTCTTTGGATGAAAATGGGGACGTTTTTGAGCCTCTCTACTGGCTAGACATTAAGGCCAAACCTGAGGAGGACGTAGAATACCATACAAGTTTAGGAGTGAAGAAAGAAAAAAGAAAACTAGCTGAGTTACAAATATTCTTTGAATATATCGAGGCTAACAAACAAAATCTTTTTGATCTCTGTGGATTGAGAGGGGAGCTTAGTTAGGATGAAATTAACCCTGAACATTGAGCCTAAGCCCCAATCACGGCCAAGATTTGCAAGGCGTGGGAGTTTTACCACGACTTATGAAGATAAGGGCATGAAAGCCTGGCGCAATCATTGCCAGCTGCTCATTGCTAATCAGTACATGGGCCAACCTATTCTTGAGGGAGCTCTGAGGGCAAAGCTTAGATTTTACATCAAACCTCCTCAGTACATTTCCAAGGTCAAGAAGAACCAGCATGCCCTCCTGGATGAAATCATTCCAGTAGGCAAAAAGCCTGACATAGACAATTATGAAAAAGCTCTATATGACAGTATGTCAGGGATCGTATTCCAGGACGACGGTCAAATAGCTCTGCATGATGTAGGCAAGTTCTACAGTCTAAACCCTCGTATAGAGGTTGAGGTGGAGCTTATGGAACCCCTGAGTATTTAAAGAAATGAGGAGCAGATGGCTGACTACGCATTATATCAGGGTGATGTGTTTGTTACGCTTGGGACATTAGCGCAGATCAGTAGCGAAACAGGAATTACTGAAAGGATGTTAAAGTATTACACTTACACATCACACCAAAGACGAAACCCAAACGGTAGGGCCGTTATTAAAATTGAGGAGGAAGATAATGAGAATTAAGACATCAAATGACACAATCATTCATGTCAACAAGTCTCAACGTAGTATCACTATAGAGGGCGTTGAGCTTAGTGGCGATTGTCGGGCTCTAGTATCTGACAATAAGAACGGAACAGGCACAATCACCCTAATTTTTGACGGTAAAATTATTTAGAGGAGGTGGAGTGATGGAACGACCTGAACAATACCCATCGGGGCACTTCATTCCTGAACTTATTGAAGATGAAGATATTATCTTTAACAAAGATAGCGAATATCACAAGCAGAA